GGCCAAACGGCCATACGCGCCAAACAAATCCTCACCAAGCCGCTTCATTTTTTCAACGATTTCCGTTGCGGATTTCACCGCTCCGGCATCAGGGGGAAGCGCTTGATCAAACATCAAATCCCGTGAGGCTTCGCGCAAATCGGCTTGCACGAAACTGGAAAGGTCAAATTCGCCAGGCAAAGGCAGCTTGTCCAAGCTTTTACCCAATGGCCCACCATTGCGCGCCACAGCAATCGTGGATCCCGGAGCCAAGCGGCTCATATCAGGATTGAACGCCAGATCGCTTGTTCGTGTCCAAACCCCCACGAGAGCCATTGCAGCGGCACGCAAATGCAACTCCATCGACTTATTCAGCGTGGCGACTGTCGGCGCGGCCAAATGCCCAGGACCACGGCCATAAACTTCACCCGGCACCTTGAAGAAGCGCGGGGTGATGTAGGGGCAAGTCTCAAACTTTTCATCTGCAAACGCTTTGCTTTCATCTTCCGCAAAGCAATAATGCATCCAGACCTTGCCTTCACGGACAGTGGCCTGGGTGATTTTAATTAGGTCGCTGGATCCCGTGCGGATCGCATCCTTGATCCGCTTTTGCATTTTGGTTGAGAATTTGCCGTCAGGCCATGTGTCCATAAGGTCCATCGCCTCATAACGCTTGACCCAATAGACCCCCTTCACCTTTCCGTAGCCATCCTCTTCAATGGCGATCTCTGCCGCAGGCACAGCGATAAACTTTACCAGTTCATCATCATCACCTTCTAGGACCAGAAGCGTGCCCGTTCCGCCGACAAGGTCTAGGAACATTTCATGACAGGCGGTGTGAAACCCGCCCTTATTGAACACAGCAGCTACAACTTCCGTCGCGTCATTCAGCGCATCGGCCACTTGCTTGCGCTGGGCAGGGTCCTTGATTAGGGGTCCCGGCGTTAAGTTAAACCACCGCTGAAAAGGGGGCAGCAAATCCTTTTGCATGCGCCCGGCAAATCTAAAGGCGCTCTTGATGGCGGTGCCATCATAGGCACGCCTGCCGCGACGCGTACCCGCGACATCACTGCCCACAGGCTTGCGAAACGGCAAAATGTATTCGTAGATATCCTCAAGGCTTTGCTCGAACACAGCCTTGCCGGAAAATGCGCGACCCGCACGCGCCATGACGCGCTTTTCCAGACTGGCAGATTGCGCAGCATTTGGCGCTGGAGTTGAAAATTGTGGGGCGGCCATGGCTTAACCCCCCAATGTCGATGCAAGACCCTGCTCGCCAGATCCCACAAACGCCAAGGCCTTCAAACGGCCAGATCGCCGCCCGCGCAACCGGGATTGCTCAGCTTCTGAAGCGGATAGATTAGCCCGGTTTGTATCGGCTTGGGTCCGCAATTGCTCAGTCTTAAGTGCCGCTGCCTGCAACGCCGTTGCTTGCTTGTCTTCCTTGGACTTGCCGCCAAAGATACTCTTGATCATGCGGGACATGCGCGCGCCTTTGCAAACAACCAAAATCCGTCATCGGTACTAACCACAGGGCTAAATCCGCACAGCCGCACAAGCCGGGCGGAAACATCGCCGCGCACAAAGCAACAAACGCCGATTGCGGCGCGGAGCATGAATTGATCTAGGGCAGTGCGCATGGCTCTAACGAGCGCGACAGGGGCAGAAGCCGATTTGACCGTCACAGCAAACCAGATTTCCAACCATCCCGCCGCGCCCGTTGGCACAGCGCCACCTACCGCGATAACCGACCCATCAGTCTCAGCGGTTAGGGCACCATCATCAATCGCAGCTAAAAGCCGCGACATTGCGCGCCGCCCCATAAGTGTCCGCGATCCGTCATCATCAAGGATGAGCGTTAAATCGCGTGGCAAGGCTTTGCGCAAAACTGTGGCCATCAATATCTCATTGGGTCAAAATCAGCGCTGAAGGACGTGGCTGACCGCCCCATGTCGTCAGAATTTTCGCGTCGGGACTCGCCACGATGCTTGCGGGTTCGCGTTTTGCTGGTCTCACCAAACAATCCCAGCGCCAGATATTGGAGACAATCCTGCACGTCTGACCACGGATGCAGCTTTTCTGGCTTATCGGAAGCCACCTCCATCGCGCCGCGCTTTTGCTTCTGATAGCGATAATGGCTCATCATCCCTTTGCGCAGGATGACGCAAGCCGCCGATATCAGGATGTTTGGCGTTCGACCGTCAGGGGCGGCAAATAGCGCCTCCACCGCATCAACACGGGCCGCCAGCTCATTCGTCGGCGCAAAGTCGATGTGATGGCCAATGATTTGCATGACGGTCTGCAACCAGGACATTTCCCCGCCCTCACTGTCCGCCCCTTGTCCCGCTGTCGGATCAGCCCAAACCCCGCCGATTTGGAAGCCGCCAAACTCGACCTCCAAGATCTTATCCAAAAGCTCGCCAAAGCGTTGCGCACCCATCCGCCCAGGTGCAAATTCCTTGACGATCCGCAATTGCCCCGAATTGGGCATCACCTGGCCAATGACCACAGCGGGATGGAGCGTGCGCCCGCCGTCAATCCCCAGATAGATTGGCAGATTTGGCACTGGATCGAGCACAAACTCAGACCCGTGCACGGCGTCATCATAGGTCTCATAGACCGGCACACCGGCGCGCGAATAGCCCCACTTGTTTTGCACAAAGCGCCGCGTCCACCAGCTGGGGTTCAGGCGCATCAAGCGTTCGTAATAACCCGCCTTCAGATTATGCAAATTCTCCGCAGCAGGATCATCACCACCAGGCTGCACAAAGAGGTGGTAATCGTCGGGCAGCTTGCCGTTGATCTTTATATCAGACCCCAGCAAAATCCCCTCTTTCCAGAGCTTAAACTGCCAATGATCCGTATCAGGGGCATTCAAATCCATCTTCACGCCAGACCAAGCCGTCGCACCCTTAGGCAAAAGGCTTTGGCGTGGCCACCGGCCGACGCGCCCGGTCAAATACATCAGCACTTCAGGCGGCAAACTGGTCGCGCCATTCATGAAGGCTTCTGTGAATTCGTACCCGTCCAACACGTCTTCAGGGGAACGCTCGCCCAGGGCATCAAAATCAGCAATGATCTCGATAGGACCGTAAGCATCCTCAAAGGTAATCACATGCTTGGCAGGCCGCTCGCCAGATCCATCCCACTTGCCGAACTCTTTGGGGAACCATTGCAACCAGCTTGCCACAGCGGTCTTATAAAGGTTTCGGTACGTATCGCGCACCGTCAGAACACGATGGCGGCGGACCCCATCAATGCAGCGAGGCTGGCGCATGGCCTTGACGATCGTATCGAAATAGCTTGTTGTCGTTTTTGCCGACCCATAAGGCCCCAGAATAGCCCGTATCGATTTATCGCTCGCCACATAGGCAGCCGATACTGGCCCCGGTGCCTGCCAAGCATTTAGCTCAAGGGAACGCGCCTCATGATCGCCATCGCCCTCATCATAGAGGGCCTCATCCCCAACCCCCGGCCAATCATCCCCGTGATCGATTTTTGAGAACTCCCCCATCACTGCCCATCCATGAGAGAGAGAGCTAGGCATATAGGGGGGTAGCGTGTTCGCGCGATCGGAAAGGGGTCGGTTTCGCGGTCGCTGATACGAGGGGAGGGGGAGGCGACCCGTTTATTCAGGGTCAGCGGGTCACAAAAAAATAAAGCATTGATCCTATTCAATTTTATACTCATTGCGAGGCATCTGCGACTTTTGTGTCTGCGACTTTCGATGCATCGATTGCACTAAGTGACTGACTTTGCTCGCCTAACCGCACGTCAGCAGGCCGCATATCCAACAGCGGTCCAGTGCTATGGGCCGGGGCACCGGACATACCAGGTGCAACGATATGAAGGCCAACAGCGGCATTGCCCGAGAGGGTGATCGCCTTGGGCTGTTGTTGGTGCACATAAGGCATCAAGGCTTGCATCATCAGCCTGATTTCCTGCCATGCCTCAACCGGGCTGACCCCCAATTCATAGGCCAAGATCTTGGCACGCCACGCCATGGCCTTGATCCAATTGCCATCGTGTGCCGCCAGCTCATCATCCCCGATCATGGCCACAGCGGCCATTTGCTCGCCCGGCGTCCTGCCCCACTTCGCACCAATGATCTTGGCCAGATCCCCGGACCGCTTATTCTTCGACCCCGCCCGTCGCCCAGGACCACTGGCAACCCCGGCCGAAATCTGGGAAATTTGCGCTGTTGGAGAGGATTGAGACTGCAATTGGGGGAATAAATTGTCCATTGCGGAGGCCTTTGTTTATTGCTCGCGCCAAGCCTTAGCCAATCGACACAAAACAGGACTCGCAACAGGCAATTGAACGCACTGTCCCGGCTGTCCCAAGCGATCGGGACAGCAATTGGGACAGAAAAAGCGCACCAACTCACGCAAAACAATCAGGAATTATATATACGACCTACCTGTCCCATGTGTCCCGTCATGCGCGCGCGCACGCACGAGGCACGCACATAGGAGTTCGACATGCCCTTACGCGTA